GAAAAAAACAAATAAACTATTTGCCACGGTTTACTTCAATGCAAAGTTAAACAAATTATACGAAACTCCAATACCTATGTAGGGTTTTATTTCTCCGCAATACCCTATGCCGACCTGTATGCCCAATGATAATTTTTGGTTCTGATACTCGGTCTTTGTTCGGTATATGGTGGTCGGATAAACCTCTATGCTCTCCAATCGTGGGGAATATCCGCTCACTACCGCTCGGTATGTGGTGTCGGCATATTCCTTTTCTTCACTCGGCAGTGTGACATAGGTGGTGTCGTTCCGAACTATCGTGTCCCTCACAGCCACATACAAGGTATCCACTATTCTTCGCTCAATTTCAGTGGGTTTTAAGACGATTATAGTGTCCCTTACGATAACTTCCTCCACTTCGGTCTTGATTATCGTTTTAGGTGGCTTAAAATAGGCAAATAGGAGCAATCCTGCGACCGCCCCTATCACCATTCCAAGACAAATGTTCTTTATCCCCTCAAAAGACATATCCCAATCGCTATTAGTATGCCCAGCGCATCGAAGATTAAATCGTGGATGATTTCTTTCTTCGTTGCGTGCTTGTAGGACGCATCCCAACATTCCTTGATGATAGCGCAAAAGACTGCTACCATAGTACCTGCTATCGGGAAGATAGCCGTGTCGAACAATGCAAGTGTAACTACAAGTGCATAGCATACGAGCAAATGCAGCAATCCGTCCGTCTGCATATAGCCCCAAATAAGTTTGAAAATCTTCTTCATACTCTGTGAATTTTTAATGGTTATTCCTCGTAATAATCCCACATAACTTCTTGCGGAAGTGTCGGGTCAAAGTCAGCGTGGATGAAAATCTTCCCCACACCAATCCTTGTGCAGTAGTTGTCCATAAGCGCACGGACAATCTTAAATCGGTTTGCAGATGTGGTGCACCTGATGTCAAGCGCCATTCCCCTCGTATGAGCTGAATTGCCACTCCTGCCCTGTTTCTTCTCCCAATCCGTACTTCTGTAAGCCGAATTGATAACGAGCGGTATGCCTGCGTCTTCCCTTACTCGGTCAAAGTAGGTCATCGCATCTTGGTCCATATCTTGAAGACTGCAAGGTGGATTGCACCGCCTAAACTCCTTTTCGGAAAAATACTTGCTCTTAATCCTGACCATATCTATTACTAAATTAGTGTAGTTCTTGGGACAAGCATAGTGTAACCACTTACTTTAAGTCCACAAAGGGATAGTCCTTCCCTTTCTATGTTTTTAGCAGCATTCAAATCTCGGTTATGTTTAGTACCGCACTCTGGACAAGTCCATTCTCTAATGGAAAGGTTCTTTGTCTCGGAATTTACATATCCACATTTAGAACAAGTCTGACTACTTGCGAACCACTTATCTATCTTGATAAGGTTGTCACACTTGTATTCAAGCATAGAGATGAACATACTCCATCCGCAATCTGATATTGCTTGCGCAAGATGATGGTTTTTCATCATTCCTTTTACATTCAAAGTCTCAACGCAAACCGTGGAGTAATTCTTTGCTATCCAAGTGCTAACTTTATGTAGATAGTCATATCTTTGAAATGCAATATGCTCTTGTGATTTTGCAACTTGCTTTATTGCCTTGAACCAATTATTTGATTGCTCTTCTCTTTTCTTTCCTTGTTGGTATCGTCTACTGGCAGTCCTCTGCAACACTCTCAATTTTCTGAGATTTGATTTCAAGTATTTTTGGTTTTCAAACACCTTACCATCACTTAGTATTGCAAAATCCTTGATACCAACATCAATACCAACAGATTTGTTATTATTTAATTTTGACTTATCCAAAGTTTCATATAATACAGAAATGAAATATCTATCTGTACTTGTATGACTAATGGTATAAGACTTAATCTTGCCACAAATTGGCTTATTATGCCCCTTATAGAACTTAATCACACCAGTTTTGGCTGTTTTGATAGTCCAATTATCATAGTCTATCACACAAGCGACAGGTATTCTGAAACTATCCTTACATCCTTTTTTCTTAAACTTTGGGAAACTACTTCCGCCTTTTCTGAAAAAATTAGCAAAGGCAGTATCAAGATTTTTAATTGCTTGTTGCAAGGCTTGACTTGGAGCATCCTTTAGGAAAGTGAGTTCCCTCTTTAGTTCAGGCAACTGATTGATTAACTCAAATGTTGAGAGAGTTATACCACTTTCTTTATATGCATTGATTTTCCTATCAAGCATCACATTATATACCTTGCGACAACAACCACAAGATTGCTTTATCAAGGTCTTCTGCGACTTGGTAGGATTAAGTTCATATTTAATGGCTCTCAACATTAGTCAAACTAACTCTTTATGTAAAAATACTAAAATTATTTCTCTAAAGCAATTCCTTGTTAAGTCTGCTTTCATCTCACTAATGAAATAGTTGATTTTCCCTCAGTAAACTCATAAGTTGATATTCTTGTAAAACTCTAACTTAATCTTCGCATAGATGGTTTCCACATTCGTTCTGACAAGCCTTTGCTCGTGGTCGGAATAAACCTCACTCTTGACTACCTCTGCAACCCAATCAATCCACTTGTCGTCCGTGTAGGAGGAGAGTTTCTTCCCTCGGTAGGTGAAACAATCCAGCTTTGAATTGCGGTCATCGTGAACATTCGTGCATAGGTTGCGTATCTTTCGCTCCGTTGTGTCTTTGTCCACGATGTGGTTTTCGGTCTTTATCCGCTCAATCATCTTGACTGCCGTTTCCACTCCCAAGTCGAACACCAATCCACTGATGGTCTTGACCCTTAATTGAGTTTCTACTTTCAAGCCCTCCGCTATGTCATCCAACTTATCGTTCTGCGACTTTGTTTCCGTCACCAACTCCTCCATAGCCTTCTTCTGGTTGTCCATAGTGTTGTTGATGACACGCATAAACCACCTAAAGCAAGTCACCATAAGCACTGCGGAGAGGACAAGGAAGAACCCTGCCGTCACCGCCAACATTCCGAAGTTGGATATGCTTTGTGCTGTATTTAGTGCGTCCCCTATCATTTTCAGTTCATTTTTAAGCCGTTCCTTCTACTATGGTGCCGTCCGCTTGCAGTTTAATACTTAACTGCCCAGCAAGAGTATTGCTCTCACCTACGAGTACACCATACCAGCTTCCGTTTATCTTGTGGAGAGTGCCTGCATACACATCCTTGTAGGTGCAGTGCATAACCTGTGCCGTTGGTACTTTGGAGAGGAATACCTCTAACTGCGCCTTGTTTGACAAGGTAGTAGCCGTGAGCGGTACTGGGGTGTAGGAATACTTGGTTGCATCCAACATCTCTGTAACCTCGTTAGAGGTCTTTTCGAGGAAGTAGTTGTTTGCGTCAAATGTGATAGCCCCATCAGCGGTGCTTACATTGAACGGATAGTGATGATTTTCGTTTACATCCGTCACTATTCCCGATAGCAATGCTCCTGTGCCAATGTTGAGAGTACCAGTGTATTCTTCACCATCGGAGGTGACTACTACGGAAACTTGATAGCCTTTGGAAGTATTCAGACCCAATGAGGATAGATTGTTGGTATATGCCAATATTGCAAACTTGTTGTTTTTAACATCGTCAGCGGCACTACCCGTCTTGATAGTTAGTGGTTCAAGATGAGAGAAGAGAGCGGCGGCGACGAGATTACCAAAGCTACGACCGACTGATATTTTTGTAATTTTTCCATCTTTATCCGTAGCTGCTGCCAAACTCTGGTATTTATCATCTTTAGTGCTGTATGTAAATACACTTCCGGAAGAGAAATTCGTTATTTTCCCCACGAACCTCGCCCCACTTAAATCAGTTGCACCTGTCAAAGCCTTCCAGTCCGCTTCAAACTTGGCGAGCCTTGCTTTTCTTTCCGCATCAGTGCCTGTGAGGTCTATCTCTTGGAGGACTCGAGAAAGATGGACTTTTTGAATGTAATTATATGACGTTATAATGCCATCAAGGGTATTTGTATCTTGAAACTGAGTTATTGTGCAGGTATGAGGAGTAGTTTCTGCTATGTTAACCTGACAACCGGAAATATATATATTTTCTGAGGTTTCACCTTCAACAGAAAAACAAGTGAAAGTAAGATCTAACGTTGCATGATAACCATCTTCATCTTTGCAGGTAAGTGTATAGACGCCATCTGCTGTCTTAAACACCACATCCACGTCGTCACTCATGAGTTTCTGGTAGGTTTCTTCGTCTACTTTGGTGGTGCTTGGGGTGAGGATGATAGGCTTGCGTGCGCCTTTGGTGAGCATTTGGGAGTTGACAACTTCGTCGCTGGTTGCTGTAACGAGTGCGTGTTCAGAATATCGACCATTGTAGAAAACACCAAAACACATATTTTCTACAAGATCGTCTTTTATTAGCACACCTTGTATAGTCGTACTGGTATTTCCGTAAAGATACCCTACTCCCGAATAGTCCTCGTCTATAAGGCAAGTGACTGCCATTCCGTTCACATCCGCTATTCCTGCGGCTTTCGCCTTTGCAACGAAATCCACTATGTTTTTTACGTTCTGTTCCTTACTCTCGGTGGTATTCTCCGTGGAGATAGCAATCGGAGTATGCAGGTCATTGAGTGCTCCCTTGACCTTTTTTGTATAGGCTTTAAGCCCGTTGTCATTTAAGTATTTATATGCCATATCTTTTCGTTTTAATTGTTATCCCAAATGTTGTTTATCTCGGTGTCGGAGAGAGTGGAGGTGTTGTCGAGTTTACCTTTCAGGGCGGTATCCAAGTCGGTTTCTGTCCACTCGTTTTTTCTTAAGGTAGCGGCAAAAGGGTATCTGCTGCCGCTCTGGAAGCCAAGGATTGTCCTACCCATGTTATAACTATTGCTATTATCTCCTGAAACAATAAGAATTGCGGTGTTATAGTGTTCCCATTTATTCGGTGCATTTAGATAGTTTGCCGTTCCCGATAAAATGTAAACACCTGCCTCTTCTACTGCCTTTAAGTCAGTGCCACTTGATAACACTTTCACTCTCGCTTCCACCATTCCCAAAGTATCCTGCACGGCTTGTGCCAGCTTGCTTACCTCAATGGATTTGTCTTTTACACCTCCGTTGAACAACTCATTTATAGCGCCTACGACTTCCTTTGAAGTGGTTTCAAGAGCAGTGTCTTGCTTATTCTGCTTATCTACAACCTCATCGGCATAGTACATAACAAGGTCTTCAGGAGTTGAAGGACCTCCGTCTGTTCTTTTAGTGGTGATGATGAGTTCTCTTGAAGAGTTGAGGTACTCGTCTGGGATGTTGATGACAAGCATTTCGTTGTTTGGATTACCATATACTCCCGAGAGGATGTGGATATTCTTTATTGGTTTATTTATAATCGATGAGTAGTGTCTCAGGTGCACATTACACACTCCATCGTCGAATTTAGAAAACCGAACCTGCTCCCCCAATATATTAGAGGAACAAAAGTTCCCAAATTGGTTGAAATTACAATTTTCACCCAATTGATTGCTCTTACAAAAATTTCCGAATGTGTTACCAAGACAGTTGTTTTCGAATGTGTTGAAATTACAGTTGTTTCCGAATATAGACTTTCGGGGTTTTACAGATAGTTTTGCAACCTCATCATATGATGTTTTATCTGCAAAGAAATTGTTGTAACTATCTCTAAACTTCAAGTTCTTTGAAGCAATATCTATCTCCGCGCCTGTTAGTGCCTGTTCTACAACCTTGACATTGTTATTAACCTTTCTTTTGATGGTGGTGTCCAACTTCGGTTCAGTAACGGCTCCGTCCTCAATCTTGCTCGTGGCAATAGACGCATCCTCCAATCCACCCTTGTAAACCTCGTTGATTGCCCCGACAATCGTCTTCGCTATGGTAGCAAGGGTTTCATCCGTGATATTTTGCTTGTTCGGCACATCCGCCAAGATAGCCTGCACCTCTGCGGAGAGTTTCTCCTTTGTTATCTCTCCATTGTGGTCGGATAGCGCATCTATGTTCGCCCTCGCCTGCGCTTTCTGCTCATCCGTATAGGTCTGCGGATAAACCTCACCGAGACTATCCACCATTGTCATAAGAACCGCTTGAAGAACAGGACCAGTTATCTCCCCTCGCCCATTCTCCTTTATCTGTTTGGCAATTACCTCTTTTAGTTTTTCGTAATCCATAATCAGTAATTTTTATTCGTTAAACATTCTTTGCTATGGTAACTCCCTTTCCTATCTTCTTCGCAACAGTATCCGTTGTGAACTCACACGCAACCTCCGCAAGGTATCCCTGCTCCGCCCAAGTCGGTGTCATAAGGAAAGAAGTAGCCTCGTAGGTGTCATTCTTCGTGGAGATGCGTATGTGGTCGCTCAATCGGATGAAACGCATCACATCGCATACCTCCTCGGGAACAAGTATCGTGAACTTGTATTTCTTGTAGGAAATCTGACTAATTGGGAATTGGTAGCCATTTCGCTCCGCCACCTCTTCCTCAAACTCGTATTCAGGCATACCTATCTCCGCATCGAAGAACATTTCGTTCTTGTATCCGTCCGAATAGGCTATTGCGCCTGCGTCGAAAAGAAAATCCTCCACGTCGTACCACTCTATCCTCATACAAGGCTCACAAAAGCCAAAATAAGCCGAATACCAAGTATCAATGCCGTCCGACAACTCCAAGTACATCTTGTCCGTAAAGCCCTCTAAAAAGGCTGTTTCTTCGCGATTGTGGACTATGTAGTCCTTGCCACCTATGGTGATATACGAAAAAGCCAAAGCCAAGTCCGCTATCTTCGCATCGGTTTTCGCATCTCGCAAGACTGCACTCTTTATCGTCTTCGGAGTGGTAGCCACCTTGTTGTAGGTCGCATTCTCCTCCGACACGGCTTTGTTGTACTGCGTTACATAGATTGTTTCAGTGCCTGGCGGAATAGTCACCATTCCGCTCCAAGTGGTTGCGGTGCTCGGCATAGGGTTGTCCACCTTTATCACCTTTCCGCTCGCATTTACAAACGAAATCTGCGCTCCCTGCCAAGGTGTAGATTCCTCATAGTAAGAGACAGGGGATGGCATATTGTTGATATATAGAAAGCCATTCGGAATCATAATCGCATCTATGCAGCCTACACCTGCATTATGCACACCCTCTATGAGGTTGCCATTCCTATCAAGGTAGCCGTCTGTGTATTCGGCTGCAATCGCATCGGATAGAACGAAGTCTTTTAGCTCTGGTCTTTGTATCTGGAAAGGCAAGATGTATCTCTTCGGAGAAAGGTAAACGTAATCCCTCCCGAAAGCATACCACTTTGTTTGTTCTCCCTTGTCTAAAAAAAACGGAAAAGGAGAAATGTTGTTCCTGTTACTCATATCCTTTTAGATTTACTGCAAAGAGTAACCCTTTCTCCTTGCTACAAAGATAGTTTTTTTTCTTTACTTTGGAGTGAAAACCAATGAAATTTCTAACATCTTGCTATCTATGTTCATCGTCACCGCATCTATCTGCCCATCCCCGACCTCGGTACGCACCAATTCCTGCAAGTCAAATTCCCTATATGGGCATATAACCTCTTGCGTCATAGACTTCTTGATGTCGTTACTTCGCATCTGCTCTCCGTTCACCTTGATACTCCAAGCTGGCATATCGTACAAGTAGAACTTTTGCAGTCGGAAGAAAGAAAGAAAGCCGTTCTGCAAGGTGATGTCATCCCGAACCTGCAAGTATGGTACTTTCCACTTTCCGTTGTTCTCCACCGCACTGATAAGCGCAAAGCCGTCACTCTCGCTCGCTGACGGATTGAGCAACATATAGTCCAAGTCCGAATTGAACCTATTGACCGCAACACTTTCTATCTCTCCGCTCTTGACAAACTTGCTGACTATCTCTATCGGATTGCCCTCGAAGTATTCGGTAGTGTCATCCGCCCACTTGAACTCGTACCGCTCTGGCAATTCGTCCTTGTTGTACTTCACTTGATTGACCATATAAGACCACTTCTTGCCGTTCCTCGGGTTGACTAACTGCGTCAAGTCTATGCCTACATTCGGAGTGGAGAAATATGCTCCGCCATTCATAAAGTACGAAATATGTTCTATGCGAAATGCGTACTCGCCCTCCTCACCGTTCCACTCTATCCACCAATAGCACCTAAACGCATCCCGGAGCATATCCAAGACCTGCCGCAAGGTGATGACCGCCTTTTGTGCCGGCTGCTCGTACTCGCCTGCAAGGATATTGGTCTTCTGCGTAATGAACAACTTGTAATTCGCATCCGTGTCTATCGGGTTGAAATAATCGTACAAGAACTGACTATATTTCTTCTCTCCATAGAAACTGATAGTATTGTACGAAGAGGATGTAGCCTCCTGCAATAGACTATCTATCACCGACCATAGCGGATATGCGTCTTTCAAGGTGTACTCCTTGCGAAGAAGTGGCTCAATGTCACTATCGAACAAGTCAAACCGAAACCAAAAGGACACTCCAGTCCAATAGGACCGCGCAATAGGATAATAGTCCCTTATTCCCGTGCTCCCTCCGTGTGGAGGCTTTTGGTAGTACAACCCAGTATCATAGAACCACTCCGTCACTTTGGACGAAATTACATCGTATAAGGAAAGAGTATTTTTGAAAGCATACCCAAATGCCCTGCGGAAGTTTCTATTGTCGCTCACCATATCTTGACTTGACAACTTCGCTGGATGATAGGTCTTACCACCTATCACCACTTCGTCCACATCGCATAGGTATCTGCCATAGAAAGTCACATCGTTGATATACACATCTATCACTCCGCTTGCGCCCGACCCTGCTATCGGGTTCATTTGGAATTTGTTCGGGTAAGAAGAAGTGCCCAAAACATAGGACTTCCACTTCGGAACATTTCTCTTAAGGAGTATTGCGTAATAGCCACCTTGTGCCCCTCCTGTCGCCATAGTAAAGGTGTATTCCCCTCGTGAGAAAGAGAAAGGCACATTGGGGTCGGTTATGTCGCCATATATGGTAGGAGGGATGTCTTTTACTCCGCTCAATTTTACAAGCCGTTTCTTCATCATTTCTGCGAAGAAATACTTTCTCACCATATCCGCTGCGCTGTCCACCTCCGTACAAGGCTGCTCCCAAGTCATCCCCTGAAAGAAACAAGAAACACTGCTCTCCCCAAGCGCATAGATTTGTATCATACTGCGCTTATCCAACTGAATAGCCTGTATCTCGGGAAGTACCTTCACCAAGTCAAACTCCTTTTCCATTCCGCTCAATACATCCGAATAGATGTCTTTCATCTCGGGGCTTGCGGTAAATGTCCTATTGTCTATGTTGAATACGCAATCCGTCTTGTAGAACCTGCCATCCCATAGGAGTTGCGTGCCCTCGTACACCAACAATACAAACTCCGTTTCTATGTCGGAATTGTATACGAAGTCAAAGTCCTCATTGACAAAGGTGAAAGTCCCCGAAAGTTTCTTGCGGAAGTAGTATTCTCCGTTGTCGTGCTCCCATTTAAGGGTAACATCATCGTTGAACAAAGGGTACACCCTCCTGTGTATTATGGTGCTCCTTTTGGATAAAGTAAATCTATAATTCGGTTGCATAGTCTTAACTCCTTATGATTTTCTTTGTGTTCTTATAGTACATTATGGTCTTTCCGCCTACATTGACAACCTTTTGACCGCCCTGCTCGACAAGGTCGCTCACGCCCTTTTCCAGCTTGTGTAGGTCGGCTCCTTGTGGCATTGTGATATTCCCACCAAAGGCGTTGCCATAGGACTGCTCAAATGTTCCGTGATTGAGCGAAGAAATAATGTCGGACACCCTCTCCACTCCGTACTTGTTCACATTCCGCTTGTTGATGACACCTATCATCTCACCTCTCTCCACTCTGCGCCTTGTGCCGTCAGGCTTGCGACCGAAGTCTATGTCGTGTCCGCTTGCGTGCGAACCTCCATAATTCAAGTATTCACTCATACCCTCTCCGTACTGCTCCGTCTGCGCATTGGCTAACTGCTCCGCCCTTATCTTTGCAGCTCCGAAAGAAATCCACATAGCACCAATAGCCGCCAAAGCCAAAGGGATACCTGCCGCACCTTTCTTTCCCTCTGCCGACCAGATGTTAGCGGTAGCGGTGATAAGCGACTGGATTTGTTGTGCGGTGTCTATCGCCCTCTGTATTCGTGCCAATTCCTGCGCATCTTGTGCTGCTTTCTTCGTGAGCTTCCTCTTTTCCTCGTACTCCTTGCGTGCATAGGAAACATTGTTGGCAAATCCATTGGCTCTCGCTTCCAATTCGTACTCCAAGAGAGTTTTGGCGGCATCCTGCTCTTTCTTTGCGCTCTCCACCGCAATCTCCGCCATTTTCACCCTCGTTTCCATCCAATCTTTCATATAGCCAAGACTTTGCAACATCGCTTTGTCTATGTTCTTGAAGTAGTCTATGTACTTGTCCTGCACCTTGCGGTTCTCGTTCGCATCCTTTTCGCCATACTCGTCACTTTGTGCAGCGAAATACTCAAAGATACCGCCATAGCTCCTCCTCTTCTTTCGCTTTTGCTCCTTTGTGGCGGTGGTCTCGGTCTTCCCTTGTAGGCTCAGCAATTTGGCGAAGACCTTATTGTATTCCTCTATGGTGAGGTTGCCACTATCTTTCAGTATCTGCAAGTGGTCCGTCCAATACTGAATTTCCGACTGCAAGAGTGCATCTTGGGTGTTCTTCTTCAATAACTCCAAGTCCTTGCCACTCTTCGCCTGCGCTTCATAGGTAGCATAGATAGCACTATCGCGAAGTGCTTTCTCCTGCTCTAATTGCGTTTTTAACGCAACAAATTCCTCATCCACAAACTCCTCATTCACCTCCGGCACCTCCGTCAATAGGAGTTTCTCTCGCTCTTTCATATATGCAGCACGAGATACGACAATGGCATTGTTGATGTAGGTAAGTTGTTTGTCTATTTCTTCTCGCTCCTTTGCGTCTGCGGTCTTCTGCTTTTCCAACAACTCGTTCCTCGCATCCTCATACTTCTTCTCCGACTGCCTATACGAAAGGGTGAGTTTAGCCAAAGCCTTGCCTAAGCCGTCATCCATAGCATTGACGTACTCACTCATTAAGTCGAAGAAGTAGTCGCCTATCTTCGTATCCTTGCCACCTGCTCTGCCACTGCCTTTGCTATCCGAAAGCAAACCAAAGCCACTAATGCGGCTTTCCAGCTCTTTCATATAGTTGTCATATTCCGTAATCTTCGCATCGTATTCGGATGTTATTTTATTTATCTCCGTTTCCTTTGCTAACCTTGCTTGCTCTTCCGTGCGTCTTGCAACAGTAGCACCAGCCGAACTTTGAACGATGTATGTATCATAATTCTTCTTTTCCACCTCCGCTAATGCCTTTTCCTTTGCAACAATGGCGGTCATCCTCTTTTCCTCGGTTTCCGAAATCTTATTCAAATAGACTTGTGCTTTTGCCCTCCGCACAAGTGCTTCGGTGAGTTTGTCGTACGCACCAGCCGCCTTGCCTGCTACAATGGCTTCCGCTTCTATGTTGCCCAAGTAATCCGGATACAATCGTTGCATCTCTTTCGCTACTGCAAGCCTTTCCTCGTAGCTCCTATTTTGGTCTTGCGTGATGTTATAGAGGGTCTTTGCCTTTGTAGCTGCCTTTGCGCCCTCTTGACTGGCTTTCAAGTCCGCTTTGGAAAGTTCCTTTTGTAGGTCTATCGTTTCTTTGAGCACATCGTTGTACTCCGCCTGCTCTTTGCGCTTCTTCGCCAAGTTCCTCAAAAAGAAAGGTATGACAGTCAGCAAAAGCACAAGCCCCGACTGCCAAGAGAAAATAGACTTCACCAATAGTTTGGTGACGGATAGGTTTTGGTTTTCAGCCAATTTTGCTTTCAGTGCAGCCTCTGCCTCCACATCTCCTGCTTCTTTTGCCGCTGCCATCTTCGCCAAAAGTGCAGCCTTGCTCTCCTTTACTTTGAGGATGTAGTCCTGCAAGATAGGTATGTTGTTGGAGATGGCTATCGCAAAAGTAGTCGGACTGATCGCAAGTGCCGGCAACTCGCGGATGACTTGCGTGGTCGCTATGTTCAAGCCCTTGACTGCATTTTCGTACTTGCCCACCGATAATTGGTACTTGCCAGTCGTCTTTTGCAATGCATCCATTTGCTCGTAGATATTTTTAAGGTTTTCTACAAGTTTCTTTCCTGCATCCGTCTGCTCCCTCTCCGAAATAGTCATATTGTTTACGAGGGTTTTCAGTGCAGTGTATTGAGCGGAAAGTCTATCGTAAGAGTCTTCTCTCGACCTTTCTATCTCGGTATTGGCTTGCAGTACCCTCTTGCGCTCCCTCTCGCTCTTGTTCAAGGCTTGTATTGCATCGTCGTACAACTGCACATCCACTTTTAGGTTCTCGTACACCTTTCTCAACTTGTCTATCTCGTCGGTTACTTCCTTCGTGTTCGGCTTGGGGATGTTGCCACCTCCGCTCGGTGCAGTCATCTGCTTGCGGAGTTCTTCCATTTTCTTCTTGATTTCCCCAATGGATACTTCGCTCTGTGCCTGCAACTGCTTGATTTGGTCTATCCAACTCTGAAAGCCTTGTTGCACATCTGTACTGACAAGGTCGCTATAATGTATTTTGTTGTTCTCGTCCATATCACTTCTTTTTTATTCGTTCCAACTCTTTGTTTATCTTTTCCAGTCGCTCGTAGGCGGAATAATACTCCATAACGGAATACTCCTTTGCCTTTCCTCCGAACTCCTTGCTCAATGCCAAGCACATCTGCTCGAATTGCTTGTCGAACTGCAATTCCACACTCTCCTTGCCGTCAAACATCATAGGCTTGTAGCCAATGCTCAACAGCTCTCCCAACTTTGCTATCTCCGCAGAATTGTCGGTATCGTTCAGCACCTCATCTACCTGCAACAAGGCTCGCTTTCGGGCATAGTCTAAAAGGTTCTTATTTTCGCTCTCAAACACCTGAGGGAAGTAATCCCTCAACTCCTCGTCTAATCGCTCTCTAATGCCCCTTTCTGCCCTTGCCATAGCCAATTCCGATGCGTCCATAACCATCTCGTATAGCTTGTGCACTCCGCTGTCGGAAAAATCCTCCCAAACCTTGCCGTCCACCGAATACACGAAGTACATAAAGCCTATGTGCCGGATGTCCTGTTCGTTCAGTATGGTCACTATGTTGTGGCGCATATTCAACAATTCCCTCTTTGCCTTTGCGGTGTCAAAGTCTATCAACTTCATTATCCGCTCAATGTGCTCATCCACATCCGCTATGCTATCCCCTATGCCACTCGCCACCAGCATATACTTGCTATACTTGTGGAAGCGCACTATCGGCAAGTCCTCTATGCTATCATAGAACTCGAACCTATGTCCGTTTATCTTTTCTTCTTTCATCGTATGTTGCAACTAAAAACAGGAATACTCAACCAATAAATCGGTGCGCCAAGCAACACCAATACGATGCAAATGCCCAATCCCAACCAGAAGGACTGACAGAACGAACAAGAAAACAACTTGTAGAGGAAGTCGTTGGGTGCGTGCGCCTGCAAGTAGGACAAAATGCCCCACTTCTCCGCTAATGTCCGCAAGAACTTCACGAACAAAGCCACTAATACTACCGCTATTCCGAACTCTATCATATCAAATCTATGTCAAAGTCCAAATTGTAATCCTTTGTGTAATCCCCACGGAGGTACTGCGCAAACCTATCCACATTGAAGTCAAGATTGTAGTCATTGTTGAAATCCCCGAACAAAGCTTTAAGGCAAGCCACATTCACCCTCAATTCTCCGTCTATCCTCAATCCTCCGTACGGATGCATCAAGAACTGATTGACCTTGTGGTCGTAGTCGAAGTCCTTGAACACATTTTGCGGTTGCTCGTAGATGTATTCGAGAGAGTAAGTCACTCCACGAAGATGAAACTGCCCCAAAACTGCCATTATTTGCTCCTTAACTGCCTCTCTATTGCGTTTTGCGGGCGAAGACGATACTTTGTCCACATCGTACCAAAATACCACGGAAAAAGGGCTTTTTAGCACACTTGCGGACTTCTCCCACACCTTTTGTGGGTCACGCAAGTAGAAGAAACAAAAATTGCCCAACTCCGCACACGGCATTACCTGTATGTACCTGCCCTTGTTCGTGTAGATGTTTGCGCTCGTAAAGGTCTTCCCGTCCTTGCGCTCCGTCAATCGCTCCGTCAATCCGAAGATGTTGTCCAACCAACCTATGTTTTGCGCCAAACGCAACTGAATTTGCGCCACGGACGCATCGAACAGGCGACTATCTTCCTTAATGTAAACTTTCATATCTCTATCATTTCAAAAAAATTCCTTACCAAATCTGGCTTAATGTATTCCTCCGACACCTCTCCCCACCTCTCTTTCGTCAATCCGAAATTGCCCTCTCCGTACTTGCTTATAATCTTTCGAGAGTAACTCGTACTGCCACAAAAGCACAAATACTCATCCGCAAACTCTATGTCCAATTCAAGATGAAACTTGCCGTTGATGTAGAGGTTAGGTGCATCGGGATTGCGTACCGCATCGGACGGATAGGTTAATTGCTCTTTCCACTTCTTGTAGTTTTCCGCAGCCTGCAAGGTGTTGAAGTACCCAGTCGGCTTGATGTCCTCGGAATAGGAGGGACGCAAATCCTCACCGCTGGAAGATTTGCCCTCAAACAACTGCTCCCTCTGCATATCCAATAGCTCCTCCTTGCGAGATACCAAGCTGTCCCTCACAAAGCCGTCCAAGTTGTCGCAAAAGGAAGTTATTCCCCTTTCTATTTCCGTAAGCGCATCTAACATTATATCGAGCCTATGTGTATTCCTCCGTTCCTGCAAGTCAAGCAAAGTGGGTCTAATCCCCTCGTATCTATGCTCAAAGCCTTAAACGCCCTGTCCAATTCGCCTTTCAATCCACGGATGCCTTGACCATTTCCCTCCGCCTCAAAGAGGATGTCGTTCCTGTCCGCATTGAACTGCACCCTGTTCACCTCTACCTCGGGGTTCATAGCAAGGGCTTTCAACGCATTGGTCGCCACCTGCTTTTGGATGACATTGGCAAAGTCACTTCGCATAGCGATGATAGTGTCCGTGAGGTCGCATCCCATAGAGAATTGCAAGTTCAGTCCATAGTTGTCCCCATTGGTGTAGATGTTGTCCGCTATGTCCCAAAGCAAGCCGTCCCAATCCTCTATGTTCACATAGAATGGTGACAACTGCACCCACTTGCCCATAGCTCGATAGACTTTCAAGTCACCTTGATTGCAAGTGCCGCACGGCTCACGGCTCCAGTCCCTGCCGAAGTTGATACTCTCCATATAGTCAGGTAACTCCGCCTGCGAATAAACCAAGTACCAACTACCGCCCGAATTGAAATCGTGGCTGAAATACGGCAAGTAGGTTTCGGGCAAGTCAAACCACTGATAAGTACCTCTTGTTGCGGTGTAGTTGAACTCCTTGACCCATACAGGCTCTCTGTGCGAAGAATGGAACAGATATACCTTGACCTTGCCTATGTTCCCAGTGAACTGCAAGCCGATGCGCTCTAACTTCATAGTCGCTCCGTTTGCCCTTACTGGTGTAATCTCAAAGCCTACGAGATGACCTCTGTTCGGTGTGCGGTTCTCTATCCGCCCTGTGCCGTCGAAGAGTGTCCTGCGGTCTATTATGTTCTTCGTTTCAAGCCCTACCACCTTTTCCGTGATGAACCTCTGCACGACCGCCTTTATGCCACTATCCGTGAGTTTGGATATGTACTCCGTCAGTGCGTGGTACAACTCCCAATACTCACCATCCAAGACACTATGCCCTGTATTCTCGTCTGCGACACTTCGGTACAATTCCTCTCCGTATGCCACAACATCCCCACGAGAATAGGTCTTGCGGATGTCGTACTCCGGATAAACATAGTCTTTCGGCATTATTGCTTTCATCGCCCTCAGTGTCAGCATAGGATGCGCCTCTTGAAAGTACAATCCGCTATCGGTTTGCGTCAGCTCATCCCCGATGGTGTACTCCCTCGCTCGGGACTGCTCCCAACCTACCAAGCCTTGAAAGGCATTTACTATCTCTCTTATTCGTATCATATCAATTTTTGTTTTTCCAAATTTACGAAAAAAGGAGAAAGAAAGTCTTATTCCAACCCTCTTTCTCCCTTTGAAAGACTATTTTCTTGCGCCTACGCTTTCTCCTTTGTAGGTACCGGATTTGCCTCGGTGTTGGCGATGACTACCTGTGGAGTGTAGTCAAGACCCTTTGCAACCTCTGCCTTGATGATTGGGTTTGCAAGAGTAGCCGGTGCAGAGTTGTATGCTACGATGAACGCAACATCCACGCTGAAACCATAGTATTCCTTGACATCGCAAACCATATCGGCTGTTGCAGCTCCTGCAATCTTGCTCTGGTCGCCCACTTCCTCGTAGTAGTGCAGACCTACTGGGATGTCAATAAACGGCATATTAACAACATCCCACTGATGAGTACCGCTCTGTGCGCCTCTTGCGGCTGCTCTATCGTAGCGGTAAAGCATATCTACACTTCCCTCCTCTACTGCATAGAAAGTGGCATACTTGCCCTCTGCATTAGAAAGGCGATTTGAGAAGTGGAAATCCTTGCCCTCGTACTCCAGCGACTTGTCAACCTCGTTGTAGGTGCCAAGCTCCATAAGCTTTCCAAGGATAGACTTAACACCAGCGTTTCCGATGATGTTCACCTTGCCGTAGAAGTCGTTAGCCTCCATAATCGGCTCAATGTCACCAAGTATGTTCTCTCGTGAACCGAAAGGCACTTGGAGGGTGTCCGCAGTCTTGCCGTAAAGCAAGGTGTCTGCATATACCTTCGTCTTGTTGCTTTCAAGCGCAGCGATAGCGGCACTATCAAGCGCAGCACCAAGCGACCTTGCACACTTCTGCATCTTTGCCCAGAAGTCCTTTTCGTAGTCAATATCGTTGTTGGAATACTGACCCGGAACCATCGTGAAGCCTACTGCATAGGTCACGAAAGTCACATCCACGAGCGCAGAGGTGTTCTCTGCATCGGCAACAGTACAAGTACGAGTGTTGCTTACGGTTACAGTTCCGTCATACTTGAGGACAGGAACCTGAATGTCAGCACCTGCCGACCTCTTTGCATCCTCTCTCATCTTCTCGGTGAGAATAGGTGCTCTCTGGCTCTGAACTCGGAAGAAGTTCAAAGCACCATAATCGCTCAAGCGATTTTCGTTTTTGTCAAGCCTCGTGTTCTTTTCACGGATAGCCTGAATTTTAGTTGCTACTAATGTCATAGTTTAGAACTTTTTATAGTGATACTTTTTAGACTTCCCCTTTGTCCGTTATTATTTCAATGATAGTTCGGCGATTTTGTTTTCTCGCCAATACTTATCCAATTCCTTTTGGAACGCAGTCGAACCTTTGACAAAGCCCCTTGTTAGGAGGTCTTTGGTCGCCATCTCCATAGCCTCTGCCTGCGTAGTTGCAGTGGATGGCGTGGTGACTTGTTTCTCGGTCGTTCCTGTTCCGGTCTTGGCTTTCTCCGCTAATATACCAAAATTTGAGAACTCTTTCAAAAGAAGTTCCTTTGCGGTGTACGGATTTAGCTTATTCTCGGGGTTGTTCATCGGTGAACCATCCTCGTTGTGGAAAATAAGCACTTCCTTTCCGCCTCTCTCTTCGTATTTAGGGTTCTTGCTCTTTACGCTCTCGACCGCCTGCTTGACCAGAGTGTCCAAAGCCACCTCGTTTAGTCCGTCCTTGAACTTGATACTTGACTTTGCGACCTCAAAATCGTGGTCTATTCGGTAGTTAAGGAGCTTCTTGGCACTCTCACCCTCCAAAGACTTATATTGCTCTTGTAGGGTATTGAATTGCTCTTTGGTGCTCTTTAATTCCGCTCTCGTGGTCTCCAGCTCGGCAGCGGTTACTTCGTCCGCCTTGCTGGCTGCCTGCTCCTTGAGGGTCTTAATCTGCGCCTCGTAACCTGCTTTCATAGCGTCTATCGCTCTCGGCAGATAGTCGTAGGTCTTCTCCGCACCATTCCTTGCCACGCCTGAGTGCTGCTCAATACTCTCATCCAACTGGCGATAGTGCTCGCCAAACTTAATCCGGAACTGCTCGTTCTCATCGTTCTGTGACAAGGTGACGATTGCTCCAATTTGCTCCTCGCTTAACCCTTTAAGCGCATCGTTAGCAACGATAATTTCTTGTGTCAGCATACCTTAATTCTCCTTTCGTGGTCTTCCAATTTTCTTCTCCTCGGCAGCGGCATACTTCTTCTCGAACTCTGCCCTCATCTCGGCCTCTAACTCCTTGCGCATCCTCTCTTCGGGTGTCTCTACGATGACCTCCTCATTGTACTTGCCCTCTGGATGATGCAATACATTGACAGTAAAGCCCTGCAATTCGAGGTTTCTCTTTACATTGTCAAACATCTTCGGATTGGTCTTTATCACCTCTTGACGGCTCATCTTCTGCCCTGTCTTCGGATTAAAGGCAATCTTCTCAATGGTGTAGTGGACATAAGCCTCCTCACCTTTCGGAAGCTTGTATGTCGCTCTTGTTACTTTTGCGTTCTCTCGCATATTCCAATAATGTGTTATAAATAGTTTCTATCTTCGCCTCGTGGCTAATGTCCGCCCCGAAATCCAAGATATTCGTGTTCTCTCGTTCAAACCGACTTACAAAGTTACTAAAATCGTTCTTCAAGATAACTTCTTCCGCATCTATAATGTTGTTGTTGAATAGGTTCAAGACTTCGGATTTCTTCAAGTGACGATACGGCTCCAGCTCGGAAAGGAGCATCATCCTCTGCATCTGCATCGGATTGTGGCGGTATTCGGTTTCTATCAACTGCGACCTCAACGCATCCAGCTCGGTGTCGCTCGCTCCGCCCTCCTTTGCCGTGTTGTACCTATTGCGTAGCACCTCCGGAGTGAGGGTGTAGAACTCCGTTCCGTAGTTGATGTTCGCAGAGATGAAAGTGTCGGGATAGCGCAGCTTGCAGATAGTGGTATCCACCCACCATTGGGCATCCTCAAAGCCTTTCTTCACTCGGTTCAGCACATTGTCCTTGCTCTCGTAGGACGCATCCACCTGCTTGTCGGCAAGGGACGCCTCGTTGATGATAGTGCTATCCACACCCACACAAGACGCAATAATCTCCTTGCGCAGCCTGTCCAAGTCCTCCACATTGTAGTCAAGGCTATCTCGGTCTATGCCAAGCATCTGTATAGGGTTGCGCATATCGGGCATTCCGTCCGTAGGCACCGGCACTTCTATGTACGAGCCTGCACCTGCCAAAGACTTCTTGCTCTTGCAGATAGGACAGGCAACCGGATTGCCCATCACATCCAGCACCATTGTGCCATCAGGCTTTTGCAGATAGCCGTGGTGACAAGAATTGCCGTCCTTGTCCGTGTAGTCGCACTCCTCCTCGTATCCCGAATAGATAGGGAAAGATGCGTATAGGTCAAGGTGTTTCTTTGACAATTCACGGAAAAGATAGTAATCCAAGTCGGCAAGCACATTGCTCAAAGGCGACTTCTTCACATCGGGATTGGATAGGCTTAATGGCTCATTCCAAAAGAACCTTGCCGGGCAATAGCCAAGTCCGTGAGGGGACTCCGACACGAGTGCCACAAGAGAGGTGTTTTTCACCTCGAAGATGCGGTAGGATGTATCGTCGATAACTACAACCTTTCCGTCTGCTCTTCTGAAAATAAGCCATTCCATACTGCCATTAAAGCTGTTGGTGCAGTATGATACTACATCCGCTATGGAAACAGGGTAGAAGTAAGGAGCGGATTTTCCCTCCCTTTCTTCGCTCGGCATATCTACAACCAAGATGCAGTTTATTTCGGTCTTGAAGTAGTCCCACATCTTGTTGCTCCATACACCCGGCTCCCCGAGTATCATCGTGCGGTATCTCTCCCAATCAGCTTTCGCATCCACACTCTTGAACTGATAATCAATAGCGGGGTTGCGTCCATCGTGCACCTTTGCAAGTATGGTGAAAATCCTATTGGTAATCTTGTTGGTAGGTAGAGGAAATTTTAGATTGTTGATGCAGTTTAGGTATTTGTCCGTCGGCAACAAAGATTTGAGGTAAAGGCAGAAGTCGTTGTATGGTCTTCCCAACACGGCAGACATATTCGTATCTGCGTGGAACTTTATCCTTTCCTGCTGTCTTAATGCTTCGTTAATCTGCGGTCTTTTGCTCGACTGATTTAACTCGGCTTGTATTTGGCTTTTTGACAAACTCATTTCCAGTCCATTCTAAATTGTCATCCACTACTTCCCAAGCGCAGTTGTGAAGTCTTAGTATTCTTTCTGCGTGTTCTATCTCAAAGAACTCTGTTGCCTTGCTCCCTTTCGGAGCAAGTGCAACAAGTGTCTTCTTCGCAGCCATACCTTAAAGGTCGGTTACTGCGTTGAACTCCGGAGTAACTATCTCCAAGTCGTCGGAGTAGTTAGGAGCGAAAGAGAACTGCAAAGCGTTGTTGTCAGGCTCCTGCAATCCTCCGTGTATCTTGTCGCCCACGAAGAGTGACTGAATAGGAAGAGGGAAATACTCATCTTTTACCTTTCTTGCCTCTATCTGTCCGTGCTCGTTGATAAGGTACACACCCAGTGCGCCCTCACATTCAAGTGCCTTGAGGGACTTGATTGCACTCTGCATCCACTCACGGAGCGCAAAGGACATATTGGTAGCATTTCTGCCGACCCTCATCTCCACTCCGCCAAGAGTATCGTTTCCGCCACCAAAGGTGATGGCGTCTCCGCCATCCTGCGTAGGGGCTTCTACGAAAGGAGTAACGACAATCTTCGTTCCATCTGCTGCACCTGTGAATTTCTGCCAAGTTGCAAGTTTGGTGATGTCGTTAGTTTTGTCAAACTTGTTTTTGGTAGTACCTGTTGAGTAGATACGAACAAATGCAAGTTTCTGTATTTGTCCGAAACTCTGCTTGCACTCGGTCTTCGGGATGTCAGGCAAAGCTGCGGTAGTAGTACAAGAACAAATTCTCATAATCTTATAAAATTAAAAGGTTTATACTTTGGCTTACCCTTTGCCTACATCTGCAAATATATAAAATCTTTTTGATATGTGTAGAAAAAGATTTGCAGAACCAAAAATTTTCACTACCTTTGTAGTACCAATATGCGAATAGAATAGAAATATAACGCCTATTATTAGGCGAATTAAAAAGTTCGAGGGTCAGTTCTATTCGCTGTGTTGGTACCTCGGACTTTTTTTATTGAAATAGACTTGACGGAGGAGCGGAAGTCTGATTACGAGTTACCGCTATAAAAAAAGCCAAGTGAAACCCTACCACCTTGTTAATAAGTTGTCAAATAGGACAATAGAGGGGCATAGAAAACAATTTAGTGCGGGCAACATTTAACCCTAATGACCCGCGACTTCACAATTAGTCTATGTGACAAGGAAAGGTACTGCAAGAAGGAGGTTTGGGCAATATGCATCAACAACGTGCACTTAAAATCCCAAAGGGAAAAATCGAAGTCAAGAAGCCAAATTGTGAACTATTTTTCATCTTTGTTCCTTGTAGCAATAGAACATGGTGAAGGATATAAAGGGGTTGGAATGTCTAAAAGATAAAGAAAATGAAAGTAAAAGTAAAGAAATTAAGAGAAGATGCGGTCTTACCAAGTAAGGCGCACACTACCGATGCCGGATTTGACTTGACTGCCGTAAGTCGTGTGTTTGATGCGGAAGGTAATGTCACCTATGGGTTTGGGCTTGCTTTTGAAATCCCAGAAGGCTATGTAGGTTTGATATTCCCTCGCAGCTCAATCTGTCGGAAAGATTTAGCCCTATCCAATGCCGTTGCCGTTATAGACGCCCATTACAGGGGCGAAGTTACGGCTAAATTCAAGCCTACATTATCAGTGGCGACCGATAGAGAGGTTGGAAATGATGAGACGGATTGGTATGGCATAGACCTAACAGAGTGGGAAGATAGTTTCGTTTCATTTAATGGTAGAAAAGATTGCTACCCAGATGTCCCGAAAGGTTATAAGCCTTTTCCTCCACGCCTATATGAGGTAGGAGAGAGAATTGCCCAGATGATAATAATTCCAATCCCGCAAATTGAATTTGAAGAGGCGGATGATTTATCCGAAACTGACAGAGGTGCTAACGGCTACGGCTCAACAGGAAGATAGTATGACAGACGAAAAAGTAAGAGAATACTGCAAGAGATGCAAGTTCCTCGAAATTAGAGGATGCAAGACTACCAAGAAAGTGGAGTATTTCTGCATCCAAGCAAATGCCTTCCACTTTCAAATACCACAATGTCCACTTAAATGAAGAAAACAATAACTCCAGTAATAACAGGCATAAGACCTGCACAAAGACCCATCTTCCGTCTGCACTATCACCCCGACACCATTCGGAAGAACATCGCCCTGCTTAAAGACCAGTGCGAAGAAGAACAAGCGCAATTCCTCTTCGAGGACATCCAAACCCTCACTGACTTTGCGCTCTCAAAACTCAATATCAAGAAACCAACGAAATGAAGAATTTTACATTCACGCTCATTTGGCTCGTATGGCTCATTTCAAGTGTCATACTTGCGTTTATAGGCATCGTCAGTCCCATAGTGGCTCTCCTGCCTATACTGCTCCCTATTGGCTTTATTTTCGCTATGATGCTAATAACCGAGTGGAGCACACTCTTTACTCTGCTACTCCAAAAACGGATGGAAAAGAAAAAGGAGGACTAATTCGCCCTCCTAATACCCCTATGCTTATATCCCACATATCCTCGTGTGGGATTTTTGCATAGTATCTCCCTCTGAACAATGCTGCTCAATACATCCGGCACATCGTCGTGCGCATTCGCCTTGAAATGCCGCACGAAGCCGTCCAACTCCTTGAAAGCCTTCGGCCACCTGCTCTCCCATCCCAACGGAAAGATAATCTGCGACATCACATCCCCTGCCGAATTGATAATCCTCGCCTCCTTGTTCCCCTCACTGAAGTACAACTCCACCTTCGCCCTCACCTTCTTCGCTATGCTCATTCCGAACTGCTCCCCGCCTGCGTTCCGCTCACACCATACTACCTGACTGCCCTGCATATTTATCTGCTGAGGGACTACAATGCTCGTCTCCTCTACACCTGCATTGCTCAAGTAGATGTCCGTCACCAAGATGAACACCAACGGCTCAAACCGCCTCGTCTGCTCATTGTAGATGTTGTTCTTGCTCCTATACACATCGTAACAGATACTGCAAGTGTCATCCCCTCCCTTGCCGGCAACGTCTATGCAACATCCCTTGCGCACCATCACTCCGTACTCGCTCTTGTCCGTGTAGGTCTTGAACTCACCATACAGCTTGTTGTCCTCACTGAACGGATTGCCCTGATACAAACACTCGAACACATAAGGGTCCGCCCTCTTCTTCGCCAACAAGGTCTTCAAGCTGCTATGGCTCGGGAATATCACCTCCCCCTCCTCCCTCGGGTCTATCTCCGTAGGCGCGCCCACCTTGATAGCCGGAAAGTTCACATAAGCCCAGTCATCCCCTACCTTGTCGAAGTCCTCCCACCTATCTATCTTCACTACCCTCTCCGTCTGCATAATCCTACCTATCAAGTCATCCTCGTTCCACCTCGTGAACACCATCAACTGCTGCCCCCAATCCTGCAATCGAGACAATACAACACTCGTGTACCAACGCCAAGTCTTGTTCCTCACTATAGGACTGCTCGCCTCGTTGTAGTCCTTGTACAAGTCGTCCATAATCATCACATCCACCTTGCGTCCAGTCAATGAACTGCCCCTTCCTACTACCCTCAAGCCACTGCCGTCCTCCCCAACGACCTGCGTCTCGTCCGCGTTGCACTTGTACTCCCTGTTCTCCCTGCCGTCACTGATGATAGTGTACGGAAAGACCGCACCGTACGCCTCCTCCCTCATCCTCCTCTGCACATCCGAATTGAACGTCCTCGCCAACTCCGTGTTGTAACTCCCTATCACAATGCTGTCACTCGGTCGCATCCCCATAAGAAAACTCGGCAAGCCCCTACTACTCCCCTCCGACTTCCCAGCCTGTGGCGGAGCACTGATAATCAACTTCTTTACCCTCTTGTGAGCGAACAAATCCAATATCTTGTAGTAGTTCCTATGGAATGTAGTCATCTCCAAATCAGGACGCACATAACGCATATATATCCCGAAGTCCCTCTCCGCCATATACCGCACCATCTGCTCCGCGTACCTTCCCTCGTCCATCACCTACCCTCCCTGTACTTGTCGTCCTGCATCTCTCCCACTATCCTGCGCATATCCTCCTCACTCAAACTACCAAAGTTGTACTGGTTGATAGTCTGCTTCCTCCTATCACTCCGCCCTACCGCTCCAATCAACCGCATCCGCTGCATCCCAATCCGCAACAAAGTGTCCAACAACCTCGGGTCTCCACTCTGCGGCCTACTCGCAAAACACTCGTCTATCTCGTCCATACTCAACCCCCTCGACATCAACGCAGCATACTCCATAGGCTTCAAACTCCGCCTACTGTTCTCGTAGTCCCTCATAACTACCTCCTCCAAACTGTCTATCCGCATCATCTCCCTACTTATCATATCGTCCATAGCCCCTATGTTCGCGGCCCTCCAATCCTCCAACGCAGCACTCTTGATGTTTACTATGCTATTCTTCCCTATCTTGCACTCCCTCTTGATGTCCTCTACTCCCTTTCCGTCAGCAATAGCCCTCATCACCGCTACCCTCTTCTCTTTCGTTACTCTTTCTTCTTTTCCCATTTTACTTTCCTCCTTTCCACAAAGATAACACTTTATTTCCTGTTTTCGTACCGCGCACTTTAGGGGAGGTAACTCCCCCCCCCTCCACCGCTCCGCCCCCGGGGGTATCAAAACACGCCCCCCCTTCTGTTAGTTGTCGCTCCATCCGTGGAGGTTGTCGGTATTCAGGCGTTGCACCTCTCCACCCTTTGCCCCTTTCGTTTGCCCCCAAAGCCTCCCAAAACCGCAAAAATGCGACTTTTTGTAAGTCCTAAAAAGTGTTTTCCCCGTGTTTTCGGAGACCAAAACCGCAAAAATGCGACTTTTTGTATATTTTGAGGATGTGCCAATAGGTCCAATTTGCCCACAATTTGCCACCGCTTGCAGCCTTTGCCGGCGCTCCCCGCGGCGCTGCTATCACAATATGCAAAGAGGTTTATAAAAGGCTCAAAAGGGCTAAAAACGGCACTACAACGGCATAAATTGAGGTTTTAGAACGCTTGCAGCGGTGAGTTCGTTTGCGTTTTTTGAAGCGCAACCCATACAAAAGCGCAACCCATACAAAAGCGCAACCCATACAAAAGCGCAACCGAACCCATACAAAAGCGCATCATCTATATAAATCTGAAGGGGTGTATTTTCTTTTTTCGCTCCAAAGTTTGCAACCCTTTGAAAGACAAACACATAAAAATTTATCTGCAAAAAAGATGAAAAAAATTTAGTTAGATATTTGCATATGTCAGATATTTAACATATCTTTGCAATCGAGTTTAGGGAAAAGCCTGAACGATTTATAT